TTCCACGCTTCGATCGAGAAGATTGAAGAGGTCAACGACCTGGCCAGCATCCTGCACGACCAGATCAGGAAGGCGATCACCGCGCCGTGGTTTCTGCCGGGCGTGACCGCGCTCAACCAGCTGCAGGAAGACGTCGCGGTCGCTGGCGACGACGAGGCCGAAGACGAGGCGCTGCGCAACAGCGTGCCGGTCATCCTCGGCCCGCAGGGGTCGCAGGCGCAGATGCTGGTGGCCGACATCAACATCGCCGATTCGCTCAAGGCCATCGAACGCCTGCTAGACGAGATCGAAGACGAGAACCCGCAGCTGTCGCTCAACCGCATGCGCCGCGCCGGCTCGGACCTGTCGTACCCGGGCGTGGTGACGGCCTACGATGACGCGGTCAACCGTATCCAGGAGTTCCGCAGCAACGTCGACGGCGGGCTGCTGCGCGCGCTGCAGATGGGCATCAGCATCGGGGCATTCCACCGTTGCGACGGCTTTCAGCCGTTCTCGCTCGACAGCTATCGCCAGGGGGCGCTCGACTTCCAGATCGCTGAGCGGCCAGTCATCCGCGACACGCTCTCGAAGCGCGACGCGATCGAATTGCACAACCAGTCGCAGGCGCCCAAGGAATGGACCTGGGCGCTGCTGGGGCACACCGACGCCGAGATCGCCCAGGCTAAGACCGAAGAGGCGTCGGTCACGCGCCAGGTGGCGGCGCAGCTGATCGGCGTGATGGCCGGCGGCGAGCGACGGCCACGCGAGGAGGACGACGATGCCCACACCTAAGCTGCCGCGCGACAAGCTGCTGGCTGCGGCCGCAGCGCTGCGGAGCGCCCCGCTGGACAGCGGCGTAGCGCGCGAGGTGATGGCTATCTTGCTCGAAGCGGCTACGCCTGACCGCCACGCGTCGGAGCGGCTCGAAGGCGCGCAGGGCGTCCGCGTCCGCGCCACTGAACGCGCTGTACGCGATCACACTGGCGGCGTGCTGCGCCGCGCGGCCGAGGGTCTGCGTTCAATCTCTGATGCGGAATGGGCCGAGTTGGTCGATGAAGCGCTGCGTGATGAGGCGGAGTGACTGCGCAAATTTTGCACGGTTGGCGCGCTGGAGGCGGGCGCTAGGGGACGCGCTCCTGATCGCCGGCTGCCTGTTGATGCTGCCCGCCGCGATCATCCTGACCTTGTGCATCCTGTATTACGTCTTTGGAGGACAGTGGTGGCCATGAACCCCACGGCTAAAGCCGGGCGGCTCTCCGCGCGGATTTTTCGCGTGAGACGACCGTGAGTGAGCGCCCAAGACACCCGGCTGCTGCGCGTCCTGAAGCTGCTGTATCACCAGGACGCGCAGGACATCCAGGCGCTGGCCGAGACGCTGCTGGCGCAGCGCAAGACGGCCTGGGAGACGGCGCTGCGCGCCGAGGCGGCGCAGCACGGCTACACCGGGCCGATTCAGGCGCCGCGCCGGGAAGACCTGCGCGAGCTGAAGCGCATGTGCCGGGAAGACGCGCAGAGCATTGTGCGCACCTGGAACCGCGACGTGGATCGCCAGCTGGCGCGGCTGTACGACACGAACCGGCGCGGCAACCGGCATTATTACGCCAAGCGCATGGAAGCGTGGGCCGCCGAGCGGGACGTCTGGAAGGCGCGCCAGATTGCGACGTACACCGAATTCTCGACGGCAAGCTACGCCCAGCGCCGTTTCTGGGAGATGAACGGCCTGCGCGGCGCGGCCTACGTGTTCGACGGCCCGCCGCCGGTGTGCCCGGATTGTCGAGAACTCTACGGCCTCGGCGCGGTCGGCCAGGAAGTGGTGGACGCGAACCCAACGCCGCGCCATGTCAATTGTACGCATAGCTGGCGCTTGCTGCCCTGGACGGCAGACGCGCCGCGCCCACGCGACCTGTGGGTCGGATAACCAGCCGTTTCCGCGAGACGGTATCTCGCGTGTGAAGATGGAGGATTGCCCAGATGTCCGAGCACGAGCAACAGCATCAGACGCCGACACCTGACCCCGGCGCTCCGTCCGGCACTACGGAGAACAAACCAGGTGTGACGCCACCTCAAACCCCACCGGCTGCGCCGCTGCCGCTTCACGAACACCCGGAGTTCAAAGACCGGATGGATCAGGCGAAGCGGTCGGGCCAGCGCGACCTGCTGGCGGCGCTGGGCTTCACCGGTGTCGAGACGCCGGACGGCCTGGCGCAGGCGCAGCAGGACCTGGCGGGGCTGGTCGAGTTCGCTCGCCAGCAGCGCGAGGCCGCGCTGACGGCGGAGCAGAAGCTGGCCGAGCAGATCGCCGCGCTGACGAGCGCACGCGACACGCTCAGCGCCGAGCGCGACCAGTTCAAACAGGCCGCCGAACAGGCGCAGCAGCAGCTGGCCGAACAGCAGGCCGACCAGGTGCGCGTCAGCGCTCTGGAAGCGGCGGCGACGGCGGCGGGCGCGGCGCGCCCGGCGGATGTGGTGATGTGGGCGCGGTCGAGCCGTGCGGGCGACTACGGCGCGGTCATCGGCGAGGACCAGGCGGTCAACGCCGGCCAGGTCCAGGCGCTGATCACGGCCTGCGCTGAGGCCCGCCCGGAATGGTTCGCTGCCCGGACACCTGGCTCTCCCTCCCACGCCGGCGCAAAGGCTCCTGTCGCGCCCGCCACCGAACAAGCGAAACGCGAGCTGGCCCGGAGTGTCGTGCAGCGCGGGATGCGCTGATTCCGGACCGGCCTAGTCAGACGTAAAGGACATACACGATGGCAGACCTTGCAGTAATCGACCGTGTCAACCTACTCGAGCACCTCGGCGAGCGGACCGAAGTCTCGGTCCCGGCCGGCGCGGCGCTCGCGCCCGGCGCTGCGACCCGGATTGACACCGCTGGCAAGGGTGTCGCGGCCTCCGCTGCTGCAGCGGGCACCGCCGACATCTACGGCATCAACGCTACGCGCGGCGTGAATCAGGCCAACATCACCTGCCAGGTGGTGCGTCGGGGCAAAGTCACGCTCTATGACGCCGCTGGCGCGAACGTGCTGGCCGGTCTCGCCTACGGGGCCGTTGTCTATGCATCCAACACCGCCGGGCGGCTGGCAGATACTGCCGGCACCGTCTCGGTGGTTATGGGTCGCGTCGTCCCGATCTGGAGCGCCACTCCGCCTGAGAAGGCGCTGGAACTCAACGTCCCGTAGCCGGCAGGCTGCGCAGACGCACTCATCCAACACGGAGACGGAACCATGCCATTCAAGAACGTTGCACCCGGCTTCTACGACCTCCAGGACGTGGCGGACGCGAAGGTCAGCGAGATCGGTGTGAACCAGATCACCGCCGCGGTGGACCTGTCGGTCAGACTCCACAACGAGCAGGTCGTAGAGATGGAAGCCTCGCTCATCGAGCGCGGCACCGACTTCAAAGAGCGGTACTACCTGCCGGCGGTCGCTGAAATGCAGCCGTTGGTCGGCGATACCGACCGCCCGCGCCCGGTCAAGGGGCGCGCCTACTACGACCGCGCCTACCCGCTGCGCGACGCCGGCCACGCCTGGGGCGGGGGCCGCAAGACACGCGCCAAGATGACGGTGGCGGAGGCCAACGACCACACGCTGACCGGCCTGCTGGCCGACACGCGCTGGCGCGTCCGCCACATGCTGGCGGCCTGGCTGACCGACACGACCTGGACCTTCAAGGACCCGGAGCACGGCGACCTGGTCATCGGTGGCCTGGCCAACGGCGACACGGTGCAGTACGTCGACATCAACGGCGACGGTTTCACCGACACGCACTACCTGTTCCAGGTCGCGGCCATCGACGCCGCCAATGACCCGTTCGCGACCATCGCGGCGGAGCTGACCGAGCACCCGGAGAACGACAACGGCCAGTATCCGGTGGCGTACATTCCGACCAACCTGGCTACGGCCGTCAAGGCGCTGCCGAAGGTCTACAACCGGCTGCCCGACGTGCTGCAGGAAGGCCAGAACGTGACCCGCCTGATCTCGGATGTCACCGGCTCGCCGCTGGGCGACAAGCTGATCGGCTTCCACGAAGACGGCATCTGGCTGGTCGAATGGAAGCGCCTGCCCAACAGCTACATCCCGTTCCACGTGCCCGGCATCCCGTTCATCTTCATGCGCGAAGAGCCGGAAGCGGTGCTCCAGGGCCTGCGCACCGAGTTCTACGACGATGACGGGGTGACCCATGTCAACGCGCTGATCCGCACCGCTGGCTACGCGGTGCGCAACCGGATTGCGGCGGGCGCGCTGCTGCAGGGCGCGGCAGCCTACACGGCGCCGGCCGCTTTCAAGCAGCCGCTGGCGCAGTAGTCTGACCGTACAGACACAGTCAGAGGGGCAGGGCAGCCCTGCCCCTCACAGAAAGGACAGACAATGCCCACTCCTGGGATGATCGCGACGGACATGCAAATCGCGCTGCGCGACCTCGAAGCGACGCTTGGAAAGCTGGCGGCGGCCCTCGGCGTCATGCCGTATGCCGCGCCGCAGGTCCGCCACCATGATCGCGCTTACGTCGATATGGTTCGCACGCGCGCGCTGGCCGGCTGGCTGGCCGAGGTGGTCACGCTGGTCGAATCGCTGGCCGAGGTGATCAAGGTGGTCGAGGCGGCGCAATCAACCGATCTGCGTCCGGCGCTGGGGACGGTTTTGCAGAAGCTGACGAAGGCGCAGCTGCTCGACCTGGCGGTCGACTTCGCGGTCGACGGCCTGTCGGACTCCCAGCTCAAAGACGAGCTGGTCGAAGCGCTGGCGGCTGCGATCCTTGCGCCTGAGCCGGAGGCGTAAGCGATGGGTCACTACACATCCGGGGCGGAGGTGCTGGGCCTGCTGCTCGATCTGGGGCTGGGTCAGGCTCCTCGCTTCGATGCGAGCGACGTGGAAGAGTTCGTCGCCGGTACCGAAGCCGAGATCAACGGCATCCTCAAGGCGCAAGGGTACGCGACCGTGCCGGCGACCGGCGTAGACGACATCAGCCTGATCGGCCTGCAGGTGCGCCGCAAGGTGGCGGTCCTGACCTACATGACGCTCTACCAGCCGGTCGGGCGCGCGCCGGACTGGACCCGGATGTGGGACGTGGACTACGACAACTTCAAGAAGGCGCTCCAGAAGGGCGAGCAGCGCCTGGTGAACCAGGACCCGGCAACGGCCCAATCCGGCCAGGCGGTGACGCAGCTGTTCCGGCTGCTGCCGAGAATACCGGACTGATGACCGACCAGATCGCGCTCGTCGCCAAGCAGCTCGGACGCAAGGTCACGCTGCTGAACGACCGGGTGTTCCGCGCTGAGGTGGCCGCGCACAACCAGAAGATGGCCCGGCGCATGAAGCGCAGCTTCGAGCGCACGACGCGGACGTGGGTCCACGACGTGCGCTTCCAACAGGTGACCGAGGTCCGGCCTGATCCGGCGGCGATGGTCTACACGACGGACGCCATCTACGGCTACGTCTCAGGCGGCACGTCGGTGCGGCGCGCGCTGATGTCGCCCGACTACGACCCCAAGACCAAGCCGGGCGTGCTGGACAGCTTTCCGGGCGCGGGGGGTGTGGTGTTCGTCAGCCGCAACCTGGCGCTGCCCGGCATCGAGGCGCGCCGCTTTCCCGAACTGGTCGAAAAGGAGCACCGCCGCGCCTACCGGCAAGGCGTCGAGCAGGCCATCAAGCGCGCGGTGCAAAGGAGAAAATCATGACCGACAAGAGCAAGAACGATGTCCCTGCGGTGGCCGAAAAGCCGCCCGCGCCGGCGGTGAAAGCCGACCCGCTGCTGGCCTGCCTGGAAGGCTGGTGCCGGCAGTTCGCGGCGCGCGACGCGGCCAGGCGCCTGCGCAAGGCGCTGGCGGCTGAGGGCATCGAGACGACCGAGGCGCTGGCTGAAGCCAGCATCACGACCGTCGCCGGGGCGCTGCGCGCGGAGCTGCGGCTCGACGCGCAGTCGCTGACGGCGGCGGCGGCAGAGCACAAGGAGTAACCCATGCCTACCCGCGACGATCTCAACACCGCCCGCCGCGACGCCTACGCCTTCGTGCAGCGACGACCGGGGCCATCCTCGCCGCTGGAACTTTTCAGCGTCAATGGCTACGTCGGCGGTATCGAAGAGCCAGTGGCGTCGCCTGAGCCGCGCTACCGCAAGTCTCTCACACGACGCGGCGACTATGACCGCGTCGGCGAGACGCTCTCGCCGCCCGACGCGCGCACCGTCAGCCTGACCGAGCGCGTGCCGCGCGGGACGGCCGCCTTCCTGGAGCGTCTTAAGAAGACCTCCGAGCGCTTCGCGATGCACATCATCATCAGCCGTGGCGGCGATCCGCAGGACACCAACACCTGGGAATCCAAGGAAGTGTTCGAAGGGGTCGGCGTCACCGGCTTCTCGCGTGATGACGTGGAAGCCGACGAGGACGAATACTGGACCGTCACCTCGGAGACGCAGTACGCCTCGCGCGAGCGCCTGTTCCACCTGTACTTCGGCGCTGAGGCGACGACCGAGATCACGAACGAAGTGATCGATGTGGCGGTTTATCCGCCCGCCGACAGCGACGACTACGATGTCAAAGAGATTTACGCGCTGACCAAGGTGGTCGGCGGCGTTGCTCCGAAGCTGATCTACTCGCTCGACGGTGGTCGTGACTGGACGGCGGTCTCGCTGGCCACCATCGGCACGGACGAGCCGGACGCGCTGGCGATAGTCGGGGACTACGTGATCGTCGTCTCTTCAGCAGGCAAGGCGTACTACTACGCCCGCAAGGACGATCTGACGACCTGGGTGAAGGTCACAGGCGGGTTCGTGGCAACCAGCGGCCCGACATGCCTCTACGCCCCGGCGGTAGGCTCGATCTTCATGGGCGGCCTGGGCGGCTACGTCTACAAGCTGGGCATCCCCGGCCAGCCGGTGCAGGTGCTGGACGCGGGGTCGGCTACCACGCAGGACCTGAACGCCATCCACGGCGCTGGAAAGACGCTGCTGGCAGCCGGCAAGGCGAACGCGGCGATCCTGTCCAACAATGGTGGTCGCTCGTTCGCGGCGCTGACCGGCCCGAAGCCGGCGACGGCGCTGAACTGCTGCTGGGTGGTGGATAAGGACACCCTCTGGGTGGGCGCCGACCAGCTCTACTACTCGCGCGATGCGGGGAAGACCTGGACGCCGGTGGCAACGGGGATTCCGGGCCTGACGGCGATCACGGCGCTGGTGTTCTCGGCTGAGTCGAGCGCGATCGGGTACGTGGCCGGGACGGGCGTCGCCAACGGCTACATCGCCCGGACGACTTCGTTCGGCAACGACTTCGAGCGTGATTCGCTGCACGCCGTCCCGGCAGCCGATCGCTGGAACGCGCTGGCGGTTGGCGGCCCGAACTTCGTGCTGGCGGCTGGCCTGGCCGACGACGGCACGGACGGCATTGCCGCGCTGGGCACCGACCCGCGCTGACGCAACGCTGCCAATTTTGGCAAAGTGACCAGGGGCCGGCTGGCCCGGCCTCCGACGAAACGAGAGCACAAATGACGAACGGTTACACCGCGGACTTCATGACGAAACGGCTCGAAGACAACGATCTGCCGCTGGTCGAAGCCCCGAAAACGCAGCTGCCACGAGCGCGCTACCGCTTCGGCGATGGCTCCACGGTGACGATCCACGGCATTTCGCCGATGCTGATCCTGGGCGCGCAGAGCGAGGCGGGGAAGCCCGAACCGCCGGTTCGCGCGGTCAAAATGGCCGGCGGCGGGGTGCAGCACGTCCCCCGGCGTGATGACGAGCCAGTGCTGACGCCAGAGGAGATTGAGGCGCTTGCGAACCCAGAGCGGCGCGAGGCCGAAGAGGAGTATGCGCGCTACCGCGCCGACCTGGCGACCTGGCACGCCGAACGCAGCGCGCGCATGGCGCGGCTGGTGTTCCTCATCGGTGTCGAGGACAGCCCGCCGCCGGAGGTAGCGGCCCTGTGGAAGCAGCTCGGCTTCGGCGGCGAGATGGACATCAAGTTCGCCTGGCTGGCCTCGAAGCTGCCCGACGACCAGGCGATGCAGCACTTTTTCGACACGGTCACATCGCTGACGATCGCGACCGAGGAAGGGCTTGAGCGCGCCGAGGCCATGTTTCAGAGCGGAGTTTCGGGAGGCGCCGGGAGCGCCGTGGGAGCCGCTGAGCAGGCTCAGCGCACGCCAGGCGCTGCGCAACCAGAAGAAACGCAAGCGCGGGCGGCGTCCGCCGGAGATTCAGCAGAGCCGGCTGCAGGCTGAGCGCATCGCAGCGCACTGGGCGGGATACACCTGGCCGCAATACCTGGCGCTGCCCGGTGACGACCGCTGGGTGGACACCGTCCGGTACTCCGACTGTAAGGCGTGGGTGATCGCCGCGCACAACGTCCAGATGGAACTTGAAGGGCTGAGGAACACGATGTGGGACTAGAACGCACCGGGCTACGGCTTGAGCTGCAAGGCCAGCAGAGCTTTATCTCCGGCGTCAAGGCGGCGCAGCGCGCGTCTGACCAGCTGCAGGCGTCGTTCCAGAAGGCCGCCACGAAAACGTCCGGGCTGCGCAATCTCAGGCTGGGCGATGTCGTGCCGCAGGGGGCGCTCGACCGGCTCAAGACGTTTACCGGCCAGTTCGACCAGTTCGGACTCGCCATCGGGCGGATTTCGCCGCAGCTTGGTGGGGCAATCAATCTCGTCTCCGGCCTGACGGGCGAGATCGGTCGTATGGGCGCCGCCATGAGCCTGACAACCGCCGGAGCTGTGGCGCTCGGCGCGGCGCTGGTCGGCCTGGGGATGCGCGGCGCGGCCATGACCGGCGTGGTGCAGGCGTTCGACGCCGTCTCGCAGCGCGCGGGCACCACGGCGACGGTCCTGCTCGGCGACCTGCGCAAAGCGTCTGCCGGGACGATCAACGACATGACGCTGCTGCGCCAGTCGAACGTGGCGCTGGCGGGCGCTGGGCCGCAGCTCGCAGCGGCGCTCGGTCAGGGCGGTGGGCTGGCCGGGATGCTGGAGATTGCGCGCGCGCAGTCGCGCGCCACCGGCGAGAGCGTCGACCACCTGTTCCAGTCGCTGGTGTCGGGCGTCAAGCGCAGCAGTCCGATGTTGATTGACAACACGGGCCTGGTGCTCAAAGTCAGCGAAGCGAACGAAGCCTATGCCCGGTCCATCGGCAAGGCCGTCGACCAGCTGACGGCGGAAGAAAAGCAGATCGCGCTGCTCAACGCCACGCTGGCCGCCGGGCGGGAAGGCGTCGAGATGTACGGCCAGACTGCGCTCCAGGCGTCGGAGTATATGGCGCGTATCCAGACCACCATCACTAACACGCTGGACAAGCTCGCGCTGGCGGTGCAGCCAATTTTCACCGTCCTGGTCGCGGTCGCCGACACGATTGTCAGCGCCATCGCCTGGCCGCTGCAGAATATCATCATCCCCCTCTTCTACGAACTGGCGAATACCATTTTCGGGCCGCTGCTGACCGCGTTCAACCTGTTCAAGAGCGCCATCGGCGATATCATCGCGCCGGTGCTCAACCTCATTCACCGCTGGGTTGTGGTGGTGGTCGGGACGCTGCGCGCGCTCGGTCGCGCGTTCCAGTGGATCGCGCAGCAGGCGGCGAAGCTGTTCGCGCCGATCAAGGACATCGTCATCAAGTACATTGTCGAGCCGTTCGTGAAACTGCTCGACCCGGTCTCGTTTGCACAGGCGGCAGGCCGGACGTTTGGCGCGTATGCCGAGGGGATTCTGTGGGCGGCCAACACGCTCATCTTCCCGGCGGTGATCGCCATCGCCGAGTTCATCGCCGATTTCCTGATGGGCTTCTCGCCGCCGCCGAAGGGGCCGCTCGCGCAGATCGACCAGGGCGCGGCCAACGTGATGCGCTCCTGGCTCGAAGGCTTCACCGGCGTCTCGCTGGCGCCCGTCTCCGACATGATGGGCCGCGTCGATGACCTGCTGGGGGACATCACGCTCCTGACGCACGACAAGGTCACGCGGCTGCTAGAGCAGCTTGACGAGCAGCTGCAGCCGTTCCTGGACCAGCTGGCGCTGGCGAAAGCCTACGCCGAGTCGGTGCTCGAACCCCTCCAGAAAACCGAAGACGCGATGAAGCGGCGGCTTGACGCGGCGCTCCAGCAGTTTTCCAAAGGCGGGCTGGATGCCGAGGCGGTTCGCGCGCTCGACCGCCAGAACGAGGCGCTGGAAAAGCAGAAGACGCTCTGGCAGGACATGACCGCCGACGCCGAGTACCAGCTCGCGCTCAAGCAGTCCGAGCAGGCGGTCCTGCGCGCCATGCTCGCCATTCAGGAGCGGCGCACCCGTCCGGAGGAGGCGCTGACCATCAGCGCCGAGAAAGCCGCCAAGGCGGTAAAGGAGGCGGCGGGCGGCGGCGGGGAGGCGGCTGAGCCGGTCGCTGGCGGTGGCGGCGGTGGCGCGTTCCCGGACCTGACGGACAGCGTCGGCGAGTTCCTGGGCGTCACAAATGAGGAAATCAACGCGCTGTTCGGCGACATGGGCGCGGCCTTCACCGACGCGTTTATGACGCCCGGCGTCGCCAAACAGATGAACGCCTTCACCGTCAACCAGATGAAGCTCCAGACCTCGATTAAGAAGATCGGTGACTCGCCCGGCTTCCAGAAGATTAGCCAGGCTTTCGATGATGTCTTTGGAGACGGCGAGAACTCGCTCAAGACGAAAATCCAGGGGTTCGTGGACACCTTCGAGGAGAAATGGAACGGGCTGTTCGGCGAGACTGGCTCAGTCCGCATCACCTGGGACACCTTCAAGACGACTATCAACACGAAGTGGAACGAGTTGTTCGGCGAAGGCGGCACATTCAGCAGCCTGTCACTGGACAACATCAAGGACACCTTCGACACGCTGTTTGGCGGGGCCGACGTGGACGGTTCGATTCTCAACAAGGTCGAGAGTGTGAAGTCTGACCTTAAGACCATCTTCGAGAAAGACATCCCTGCGATCTTCGACAACTTTTCGCTCGATAACCTTTTCTCGACCTTCGAGAACATGTTTGGGATCGAAGAAGGCGGGATCCGCGCAACGCTGAATTCCTTCAGCGACAAGGTCAACAACATCTTCAAGAACGAAGAAGGCGGCGTTCTCCACGACGTCATGGCCAGCGTCGGCGCCTTCCTGACGAAGTACATCAAAGACCCGGCTGTCTCGGTCGCCAACTGGTTTATCGAGGCATTCGAGACGATGGTCAACAGCGTCATCAAGGACATCAACTGGCTGATGGAACAGTGGAATAAGCTGCCCTTCGGCGGAAGTGTGGAGTTTTCGCCCATCGACTTGCAGTATTTCGGGCGCGTCGGCGTTACGCCATTGGATAGCGGTGATCGCGGCATTCCCGGCGCGGCGCGCGGCGGCCTGTTCGGGCAGGGCTTGCTCAAGGTCCACGCCGGCGAGGTGCTGGCCGCGTCGGGCGCGCAGCGGTTGTCGGTCTTCCCGAAACGGTGGGTCAGCGCGATGGACCGCCTGGCGAACGCGATGGTGCCGGTGCAGATGGGCAGCAGCCCGGCGCCGGTCGTCAACGTCCAGGGCGGCGGGGGCAGCGTGACGAACCACAACACGTTCAACACCTACGGCAGCCAGTCGATGCGGCTGGCGATGGCGCGGTCGAGGGCCTTCGGCGCATGACCGACTACCTGTACCAACTCGCGTTCTACGACCACGACCGCGCCCTGGCCGACCTGCTCGACGCCAGCAGCCTGAGCGAAGTCAAGTATTCGCGCCAGCTCAACAACTACGGGGCGCTCCAGTTCACGCTGCCAGTGTCGCGCGCGCTCCCGCTACACACCACACGCGACACGCTGGTACGAGTGCTGGTCTCGGTCGACGGCGGCGCGCTGCAGGACGAAGGCGCCTACCTGGTGCGCCAGTCGATCCTGCTGCCGGGCGAGCCAGACGACGCGCTGGTCATCGGGGCGGTGGGCCTAGAACACCTGCTGGCGCGGCGCATCTTCCTGGCCGACGACGACCCGCTGGCCGCCAACGGCTATTCCACCAAGCACGCCGTCGCCAGCGAGATCATCGCCGAGGTGGTCGAAGAACAGTGCATCACCCCGGCGCTGCGGCCTGAGCGCAGCATCACCGGCCTGTACCTCACGCCGCGCACGCCAGCGGGCGACCCGATTCCGTTCCGCGAGCAGTCCAGCGAAACGAAGGTCCTGGAACTGCTCAAGAAGCTGGCCGTCGCCGGGCGCATTGACTTCTGGATCGACTTCGACGCCGGCGCGGGCGATATGCCGATGCACATCGGGACGCTTGGCGCGGACCGGCGCAAGGCGACCAACTGGCCGCTCGCGCCCGTCGTCTATTTCTCGCTCGACAACCGCTCGATGGTCGAACCAGAGCTGGAGCAGGATTACCGCGAGGAACAGAACGCGGTCTACGTCTTCGGGCAGGGGCCAGCGGGCGACCGGTTTGTCTATACCAGGAGCACGCTTGCGCTGGACGAGTCGCCCTGGAACCGGTGTGAGTTCGGCGTCACCGCCAATCAGTACACGACCGTCGACGACCTCTTTGCTGAGGCCGACGCGGCGCTGATCGCCGCGCTGGAGAAACAGACGCGCTTGGCCTTCACCATCGACCCGGACGGCGCGCTGCTGTATCTCCGCGACTGGTTCCTGGGCGACCTGGTCAACGCGGGCGTCGCGGGCGTCGAGTTTGACATGCGCGTGGCGGGGGTGACCGTCACGCTGAACGCCGAAGGCATGACCGTCGAGCCGGAGTTGGTGAGGTACCAGATTTGAACGACTTCGACCTGTACTGGAAGCGGCTGATGGCGCCGATCCGCGACCTGGAGCGGCGCGTGGCCGCGCTGGAAAGCCGCCCATCCCGCGCCGAGGAAGCGGGCGGCGTGGCGCTGGTGGACACACTGCCTCCAGCCGGGAAGAAGGGCCGCGTGGTGTTCCTGACGGCTGACAACAAGTTCTACGGCGACACCGGCGCGACCTGGGTCGCGTTTCACTAACGAGGGCGAGCGATGTTTGTAGCGCACGAAGTCGGCGAAGTCGAGCAGATTATCACCCCCGATGGCGAGGTCTTCACGCTCGGTGACGGCTTCGACCAGGCGGTGCTGAGTATCGGCGGACGTGGGATGCCCGGCGCCAGCTACCAGACGTTCCAGGGCTATCGCCAGCCGTTCCCGACGGTGCGCAGCTACCTGATCGAGCCGCGCAGCGTGCGCCTGACGCTGTTCACGCTGGCGGAGCGACGCGCGGACTACTGGGCGGCCCGGCGCGCGCTGGTCGAGGCGCTGCGCTTCAACCGGGGCGGCCCGCTGGCGCTGCGTCACATCCGGGCGGATGGTACGGCCCGCGACCTGCTGTGCTGGCCGGACGGCGCGCCCGACTGGGACGACGAGAGCGAGTGGGAAGGCTGGGAGACGGAGATCGCGCTGGTGGCGCACAACCCGCTGTTCCAGGACGCCGCGCCGACCACGCTGCGGCTCGACCAGGCTGGCGGGGCGCTGGAGTTCCCGATTACGTTCCCCATCGCCTTCGAGGGTTTTTACTCGGCGATTGCCGTCGAAGTGCAGTACACCGGCGACTTCCCGGCCTGGCCGGTGATCGAGGTCGATGGGCCGTACACCACGCTGCGCCTGGTCAACGAGTCCACCGGGGCGATTGTGGGGCTGGCGGCGCCCCTGACGCTCGGCGAGAAACGTTTCCTGGACCTGACGCCGGGCCGCCAGTCGCTGGTCGACGGCGGCGGCGTCTCGCGCTGGGGCGAGCTGTGGATGCCCGACTCGGTGCTGATGGCCTTCAATCTGCGCCCGGCAGGCGGGGCCTTGCTCGCGCCGATCTTCGAGGGCGTGCCCGGCGGCGTCAACCATCTGAAGGCGGTCGTCACCGGGCGCACCGACGCGACCGCCGTCCAGATTCATTACCGGCAGCAGTATTTCAGCCTATAACGCGGAGACAACATGTCCCTACTCAACGCAATCCCCTTCGACGGTATCTCGATTGGCTCGGCAGCCTGGCGCGAGTTCCAGCAGGGATTCCTGGCGCCGCTGCGGACAGCCGTCTCGGATGACGGCCTGATCTACTCGCCGGTTGACAACGGCTTCAAGGTGACGCCAGGCGCGGGGCTGTCGGTCGATATCTCGGCTGGCTCGGGCTGGGCCAACGGCCTGGCGCTCTGGAAAGACTCGTCTTCCAACCTGGTCATCGCCGCCGCGCACGCGACCTACACGCGCTATGACTACGTGGTGCTGCGCGCCGACTTCATCACCAAAGAGGCCCGGCTGGTGGTCCGGCAGGGCACGCCGTCGGCGGCCCCGACCGAGCCGGCGCTCGATAAGTCCGCCGCGCCGTACTACGACGTGCCGCTCGCGCTGGTGACCGTCGCGAACGGCGTCAGCTCGATTGCGGCGAGCGCCATCTCCGACCGGCGCGAATTCGTCAACAGCGCGCCCGGCGTGATGCGAATGGTCAAGAACGTCTCCGGCCAGACGATGTATCCCGGCCACATCGTCGCCTGGAACGACTGGTCGCCGGTCGAGGTGGTGTTCACGACCACCGTCGCGGACCAGAACACCGCGGGGGTGATCGCGTCCATCATCCCGAACAACGGCTATGGGCTGATGACGGTGCAGGGGATTGGGCTGATTAAGCTGGCGGTCAACTGTGGCGCTGGCGATGCGGTGGGCACCAGCGCGACCGCCGGAGCAGCCGATGTCCGGCATGGGCCTAACTACATCGCCCGGCTGCTCGAATCCGGCGCGGCAGGGTCGGTGGTGCGCTGCTGGGTGGACACCAGCCGGCTCCAGGCGCCGGTGATCACCCTGACCAACAGCGCTCAGGAACAGACGACGCTCGACAACTACAACTATGTCAACGGGCTGTCGACCACGTTCACCATGCGCCGACCTGGCCGGGTCATGATGACCTTTCGGGGGCGGTTATCGCAGAACACACATCTCGGCCTCAGCGACTATGCCCTGAAGCTGGACGCTGAGGTCATGCACGTGTATCGCTTTCTATGGCAAGAACAGAACGCGACTCATACGTTCGTGCACGTCTTCGGCGCCGTCAATGCCGGAACGCACACTGGAGGGATTCAGTGGAAGAAGACAAACAACCCTGATCCGACTGTCGCCTATATGCACGGCAACGTGCTTACATCGACTCTCCAGATCATCTCTCTCTAGCAGGGGGACTACGTGGTGTCTTACCGGTGGGTCGATGACCGGCGACATGGAGGGCGCGGTCCTGCCCGGCTGCTGCTAAATCGGAGCGCTCTGGCGCCGTATGGAATGAGTCCGGATGAATCTTCCTCTGGTTGCAACGGATATTTCTCTCTCCCACGAACAGCTGGCGGCGCTGCTCGGCGGCATCATGGTGCTCATCCTGGCCGTGCTGGCGCTGTTAACGTGGATCGTGCGCAACCTGACCAGCACATCGCGGGCGCTGAAGCTGCACGCCGACGTCAACAGTAGTCTCAACGACGAACTGCGTCACTCCTATGAGGAGCGGCGCGAATTGCGCGAGAAGAACGAAGCGCTGGCCGAACGAGTCGACGACCTGGAAGCCAGCGCGCGTCTGCAGCAGGAGCGGCTACTCGGGCTACAGGTCGACAAGGGCCGGCTTAAGGATGACCTGGCGGCGCTGCAGCGCGACTGCGAGCAGCGCGAGACCACTCATCTTGAGGTGGTCGACGCGCTGACCGGGCAAATCGCGCAATTGAAGCTTGCGCTGCGCTACGAAAAGGAAGCGCGCCAGCGCGGTGAGCAAGCGTTGCGGCGGCAGATTGAGCAACTGACCTCCCAGAACGCAGCGCTGACGAAGGCGACGGCGTCCGGGGCGAACTCTGAAGGGGAAACGCCCGACGAGATTTTGAAACCGAACACTCCCGAGGAGGGAAAGCGAACATGAACCCATTCTACAAATCGAAGAAGTTTCTCTACGCGCTGGCGACGTTTCTGGCGGCGCTGGTGATTGCGGCGCTGCCGATGATCGTGTCGCTCGACGACGACACGCTCGCGATGCTGGAGCAGATGCTGCCGCTCGTGTTCGTGATGGGCGCCCTGGTGATCGCCGGGCACACGGTGACGGATGTGATGGCGGTGTGGCGCGAGGGCATCGCATCCAAAGACCTGCGGCAGGCAGCGCACGAGTTGATCGACGCGCTGCCGCTGGCGGAGCATGACCACAACGACGTGGAACTGACCGGCGGTTCGACGCCCGCTGCCCGGGTCGGAGGTGACGAGGTGACGGAGCGCGACGAGTCATGAGCGAGCGCTATATGCTGATTTCGACGAGCGACGCGCGGCAGGTAATCGAGCTGTTGATAATTGTCGAGCAGGCGGCGTCGGCCAGCGCGTCGGTACGACAGGCGGCGCTCGACGCGATGCAACTGCTCCATCATAGCCTGCATAACACCGACGCGGCGCCGGTCGATTTCCGACGAGCGGCGCGGCCATGAAGCACGTGCTGCTGATGTTAATGGTCGCGCTGGCGCTGGCGGCCTGCGCCGAGTTGCCGCCCGGCGACTACGCGCTCGTGCCGCTCGACGGACAGCCGGTGACGCCCGGCGAATACACGTATGAGGGCGCGCAGGGGCGTTACCGGGTCGAGGTGCGATCTGCGATGGCCGTCACGATGGCTCCAGAAGCCACCAGGACGCCCACTGTGACGCCGGACACACCGGCGGTGACTGTGACCCCTTCGCCAAGCCGAACGCCCGTTCTGGCGCCATCTGCGACGTTTACACCCACGGCGACCCTGTCTGCGAGCCCCACCAGCACCGTCGCGGCAACGCCGAGCGGCATCCTGACGCCCACACCCGAAGGGCCGACGGTGACTCCGGGCCCGTCATCGACCGCTACGGTCGAGCCGAAACCAGCGCTGTGCGAGGGCGTAGTGGTGAACCAGGCCGGACTCAACGTCCGGGCGGCGCCATCGACGAGTGCGGCGGTGATCGGCACGCTCAGCGGAGACGCGGTGGCGGTGATTGACCGGTTCTATATCGTGTCGGACGACCGCGAGGAATGGGCGCACCTGACCAGTCCAGTGAAAGGTTGGGTGGCGGCGGTGTTCTACAACGGACGCCGACTGCTGGCGTGGCCGGAGGATGTGACCGATGGCGAGCGGGCGATCTGGTGCCTGCCGCCGTATGTGACCGTCGAGTGGGCGTCGCATCCGCCGCCGACGCCCCCGCCACAATCCGCTAACCCGCGCGGGCTGCACCTGATCTACTCTGCGTTGCCAGGGCCGGTGCTGGAGACGCTGCCGACCCTCGGCACCCTCAAGGCGACTGATGGCGCTGAATGGGCATTGGTCGAAGGCAAGCGTCGTCGCGGTGACGCGCTCACGACGGTGTATCGGGTGCTGTATACCGCCTGGGGCAAGCTGGACTGCCCGCCCGGGTGGGGCGTGGGCGATCCAGTTGCGGCGGCCGACGCCTGGTATGACATGCTGCACACGGTCTGGGCGTCGCGCGGGCTGCTCGGCTTGGTCGAGGGTCCGGGAGGCCGAAGTTATCGCGTGACAGATCGGTTTGAGTATCGCAACGAATGTCTGTTCGTGGGCGGCTGGGAGGTGGCATTCGACCGCCAAATGCTGCGGCGCGCGTCTGCGGCGGGGATTTGCCTACTGGCTTTTAGCGACGCCCCGGGCACGCCGGAGCTAGCGCAGTTCGCGCAGCGCCGGCCTGTGCTCGACGAGATGGTAGCGCAGCCTTGTCGCCCCGGTGTGCGGCACGGCATCGCTCTCCACATCTATTTCGGGCATAACTCCGGACCGTGGCTCTTCGGCCGCTGGCGGCTGTTCCGACAAGTGGTGGGCGCGAAATACGACGCGCTCGCGTACTGGGTTACCGAGTATGGCGTGCCGAACGTCGACGGCCAACTCGAAGGGCGCGGCGCGCCGGATTGCTCTGCAATCCGGGCGGAGATGGCGGCGGCCGATGCGATCTTCCGAGACGACGCCCGTGTCGCTGGTTACCACGCTTATTCCGTGGGCGGCGGCACCGAGTGGTTGGACCTGTCGCTGTGCCTGCCGCTGATGCCCTCAACACACACCGGGCAGTACCACTCCTGGGTGCTGCTTACCCACCCGCGTGCGCGGGCGAACTCCGCTGCTTCGCGGCTCATTTCCCCATCGCAGTTCATTTTCAGCCTGCAGTCGGGGCACCATACGGTGTAAATCTGAAAAGTCTTGCGTTTTCTTACCATGATCAACCCACAGTGCGCATCTTACGAGGATTTGATTATATGTTCTGATTTTGACGAATGGGATTAGAAACGGTTCGAAGGTATCCGGCTTTATCGCTCGGTGGACGAGACCATGCGATCAAGAGACTTCAGCACCTCAAAATATCACGCGTAGACGTACTCGTAACAGAGGAGCTTTAAATTCTCTCGTTTGATCGGATTACGGGGTCTTTTACTTTCCGAACCGTTTGAAGTGGATTCAGCTTGATATCGATAAATCTCCCGAACCGTCTCTACCAAAGCCCCAGGCTCGTTTGAGGAACTGAACACCTTTAACGCCTTTCGAAGCTGCAGTACCGATGCGCCAACCAGAGGCTGTTTCAAGAATCGGCGAAGTTCACGGACTTCGTCCCGATCATAATCTGGGCTGCTCAAAAGCCCCCCGAGCACTTGCGAAACGATTGTCTGCTCTTCGGAAATCGGCTTATTCACAACAGCCGCGGCTTCTTGCTGTTCAATATCCCCTACAATGCTCTCGATGACTCTCTCCTGAATATCGAAAATATCTACTTCTTGATAGGGTGGAGGGAAACGGGGAGTATCTGGGCTACAAGCGATGATTTGCATAATCTGGTAACGATTGTCAATCACCTTGCGCGTTACCAGGTCATAATACCGCCAGAAATGTGCACGCCCGCTTTCTGTTGGAGCAGCGAAGTAGAAGAACAGGCCTCTCTGACCGCGACGCTCCAACCCAGAGTGAATGCCATCGTCTAAATCAGTTAGCCACTGTTGGGCATCGGTGGTTAGAACACGCTGTAATTCTGCTAGAAGCGCTTCGCTGCTTGCCAGTTCCAGAAAGGATTCCTGTTCCTCAATGACAGCACTATCTTCTGCCGCGATTCGCTTGAGGGTGTTGAAGTCACGCGGGGTGACAACCTCACCCAGCACGCTCGCATCCAGAAATCCTGTTTGGTTAATCACATCGATCTTCGCGGTCAGGCTGCGTACTAGGCCAAGAAGCTCTTCCAGGGCGCGCTCCGGAAACATGTTGTAGATGCGCAACTCGTTGAACGCAGTACCCAGACGGTCAATTCGACCGGCGCGCTGCACCATGCGTGTGGGATTCCAGTGCAAATCGTAGTTAATGAGTATTCCACAATCTTGGAGATTCTGGCCCTCAGAAAGCACATCAGTCGAGATCAGAATGTCTACTTCCCGATCGCTTCCCGCTATCTCTGGGTAACCACTAGCCACAGGGGCGAAGTTTTCAACAATACGGGCGCGCTCAGTTGTCTTAACACTGCTATCGATTCGCCGGATGGTGGGCTGCCCCATCTCTTCCCGCCATGCCGCGTTCTCTTCGCTCATCAACGCCTGATAAACATAGCGCGCCGTGTCTTTGTAGTACGTGAAAAGAATGACTTTCCGTCCACGCAAATCCGTTTCCAACAGAGTCTTCAATTGCTGAAGCTTTGCATCCCGACGCAAACTGATATCTTTGATGTCATGCCAAATTGCGGTTAGCGCGTCAATATCGTCCTGCAGCGCCCGGTGAATGCTGCGCCGATCGTACTTTTCAGAGTCAAGATGGGGAAGTTGCTCGATTACCCGGCGCGCTTCCTCCGCACTATCGAGGTCGGTCGCCCGGGAATGTGGCACATCCGCTTCACTATCCGCGTCATCGGAGTCCAGCAATCGCATCGCAATCTGGAAGGAGGCTGCATCCAGGATCACGCCGTCTTGAACGTATTCAGCAAAGGTTTTGACAAACTCTAGGGCGCGGCGAATCGAGATGCGGAACGCATCGATACTAGATTCCAGGCGTTTGAGAAAACGACTCTTGAAAATACCAACCAAGGCGACCTGGCGTCCGAGTTCAAAATCATCTTGTTCCTGAGCAGAGCGCTTGTAACTTTCCAAATTGTAGTGCGCGAGATTGAGCGATTCAATCCGACGAACAATTTGCTTGTAAAAGCCCTCGTATGTCGCTTCCAGGTCATATTCAACTGTATATAACCGGCGTTGGGGCCAGGTAATTCTCTCACCACGAATGGTCGCATCAGGGTATGCGCGACGGATAAACTGGCGAGTGCGGCGGATCACTACCTCTTCCAGCAGGTTGAATATCCTGATACTGCCTTCCTCAATGGAATCACGCCGCGCCGCTAAGAAGTAGTTGTAGAGATCGCCGATACCGGCGGAGGCGAAATATGTGCGGTCATTTCCAGTGAAGAGGCTGATTTGGTTGTACAGGTCAAAGATATTGTTGTTGATCGGGGTAGCCGTGAGCAATATCAGCTTTTTCCGCCCACCTTTACGCCCCATGCGGCCATTGGCAGCGAGAATGTTCTCTAGCTGCATGTAGCGCTTGATGCGTCGATTACGGAAATTATGCGCCTCATCGACCAGGATAACATCGACATCTGCAATGCTCCGCACATCGAAATCATCAATGGCAAGGCGCTCTTGCGTGATAACCTGAGCCGCGATGGAAGCGGACCGCAGCTCGCTTTCCCACATAGGTTTGAGTGAAGCCGGGCAGATAACCAGCGCCTTCTGTCGCATATGATAGGCGTAGTCTTCCAGCAGCTTCTTGCCTATCCACGTCTTACCGAGCCCGACTGAATCGGCGATGATGACTCCGTCATACTGAGCCAGGATGCGCCGCGCCTTGCGAACCGCATCTTCCTGAAACTCGGCCAAGTCAACCGCGGACCGTGTTGAATACGCCGTGAAATCGCTGTCTAAATCGTCCTTGAAATACTCATACAGCGCTTTCATATAAATCATGTAAGGCGTGTACTCGCGACCGCCGAACTTGGAACTCTCCAGTAGCTCAATGAGCTGGGATTTGTAGTCAACAGCTAGCCGCCACTGATCCTCGTACCAACTGGACAAGTCCATGATGGCCCGCGCGCCGACTTCGCTCTTTAGTAAGCGTTGGTTGTCGGGGGTGATGTTCGCATTCACCCGACTGATGGCGTGGTGGCCCACCTCTTGACGCGCTACCGGATCCTCGATCTCATCCTCGGCGAGCAGGGTCTTGTGCACAAGGTTCAGCTCACGACTGTTGACCAAGCCGGGCGCAGTGAAATTGCTGCTACCGACAATTCCGACGACGGGAAACAGGTTATCAAATAGTGAAACTTGATCACCTCGTCCGCCATAAAACAGGTAGCACTTCGCGTGTAAAAACGCGCGCCTGCCATCTGTATCAGGATCGTGGCCGAGGTACAAGCGCACCTGCACATCGTCGCGGCGCAAAAAACGAATCAGGTCTTCGACCAGGCGCAGCGTGGACTCAGTGTACGGCTCGGCGTTGAGCTCATGACGCAGATAGGCCGTGGAGTCCGGGCGCAGGCCAATGTCCTCACCTTCAGTTGGTTTATCGCCCAGGAGTAGACGGAAATGGCGCACACTCGGCAAAGTCAAACGAATCTGCTCAAAACCGCGAATGCTGAAATACGCGGTGGCTACATCGACTTGCTGACCAGTCTGCCGACTAAGGATTTCATTCAGCACATCAGCCAGCTTGTACTCGATGTTGTCAATAACGTAGGGGATTCGCTTCACGAGACAACCTCTGCGGCAAGTTCTGAATTCAGTACGCCGTCCACCAGCCGCAACTGCGACTATGAATTATTCACTGCATGCAGCATTATACCTTACGGATTGTCCCTCCATTTGTGTAATGCAGGCCCTGACACCATAGGATTCCATTGCCTTATTCGTTCTGATGTGACCACAACTCAATCCACTTCGTCAAGCTGAGGCTGCCGAAATGCTTGGAATGTTCGTTTAGCCTGTAGCCACGGCAGATGGGGAAGAACGCTCGATCGAAATCAAGCTCAAACCAGATAACACCATCAACCAATTCGCGGATAGCAGCGGCATTCTCATTTAAATGGCCGCAGATTTCATTCCCCAGGCAATGTTCTAGATCCTCACCGACAGGCCCCCAGGGATACGTCCCACTGATCATGCGCTCTTCTAAGTGTAGGGCAACCAACGTAATGTCATTTTGCGTCAACTTTGATGTCTTACCATAAATCTTGTTCAATATCCTGATTTCTTCTCGATGATAATTGAAGTTCGCGCCAAGGCCATAAGGCGCTCCGGCATTTGCGGCTCGTACTGACATGTCCGACTCGGATACCCATTGCATTTCAATGTGCACTGGCTCCAGGCCATCAAACTGAAGGGAGAAATCAACATCCTTCTTCGATGTCGCGGCAAGCCTGGTTTCCATCTCAAATGGGATGCCGCGCTGAACAAGGAACACGGCCAGCGATATCTCGGCAAGCGTGCCTTTGGTTTCTGCGCGAACCGAATGAGCGCGGAGTTTGCTGCGAAATTTGTTACCCACCGATTCCGACACGTTTCCGTCGAGGATTGCGAGCGCCGCATCAAGCGCCGCTGTCAATTTCCCGTATGTCCAGTTCCATTCAAATTCAGATAGGGTAAGCCATCCCGTGATCAAACTATACTGTTCAACTGTTTTGCTTAGTTGTGTTTTCAACCAATGGTCGTCGATCACCTGGGACAAATGCTCGAATTGGTGTAAGCGTTCGACGGCGACCTCATAGCCAACACGTTCTTTTTGCGCCATTTCCTACACCACCTCCAGCACGCCGATGGCCCACGCCCGCGTCTGACGCGCCTCGTCGCGCGAGAGCACTTCGTCATGCGCGGCTTTGTTGCGAACTTCGCGCATGGCCTCGTCATCCAGAAGCGTGATGAGGCGATTGGCATCCGACAGCGAACGCGCCATGAAGTGTCGCAAGGCGACTTCCTTGCTGCTGCTGAGGATGATCATGTAACTGCCGAGCGTGAGTCGGCGTTTGCCTTCCACGAAATCTCGCAGGAAGCTGTTGCGGCAGTTGGCAGCTGTGTGCCGCTGGCGGAATGGCTCGAAAATCCGCTGGTGCAACACAACCTCCACCGCTTTGGTGTACGGAATGACGCTGGTGGAGAAGTCCATGTGCTCTGGGAGCGAGCGCAGGTTGTAATCGCCGGTGAGCAGGAAAACAGGAGCATCCGGCGGCAGAGCGCGCCAGTTGGGCAGTTCAGCGTCTAGCGCGGTCTCGACATCGCGCGGTTCAACGCGCTCGAAGTAGCGCTTGGCGGCGGGCAGAATGCCTTCCGCGATTTTCTCGATCTTTTCTTCATCGTCGATCTTCTCGTCCGAGACGACCTGCGCTTTGGCGTCGGCCAGCGCCTGCTCGTACTGCGGACGCTCGATCAGTTCGATCTCGTCGTCGGTCAGCCCGTAGAGCCGGTAGACGATCTTGTCGATCAGCGCGTCGGTGCGGGCCAGATCGCGCTTAATCGGGAGCAGCGTAGCCAGCGACGCCTCGTACTCCGCTTCAATGACGCCGCGTATGTCACCCAACTTGGCGCGGTAGCGGTTTCGATTCTGGAAGAGGCGATATTCCAGGCTGTCGCGGTTCCCGGCGGCGGGAAAGGGCAGTTCGCCTTCGCCCTTCTGATAGTCGCCCAGGTAGTTCTGGATAACCGTCTTGCCGGTGAACACGTCCAGCCCGGCGCTGCCATCCCTCGGCAGGATGTCGAGCTGAACTTCCAGCCAGCCCAGGAAGCGTTTGACCTCCGCCTGCTTTTTCTTGTTGAGGTCGATCATGCGCTGCGCCAAGTGCGCCAACACGTCATGCACGACGTCGGTTTGACCGGCGTCAAGCGCGGCCTGCGCGCGCTGCTGCACCCCAACGTGGTCGCCATGGTCATAGGCGGCGACAATCTGCGCGGTTTGGCGTTCGCGGTCGTCGGCAGGGGTAATGAAATCGATTTTTCTAATTGGCAATACTGCCAGATCAACGGTTTTCACCTCCGCAAATGTTCTTCCCTCTTCTGGCACATTTGTGTGGTGAAAGAAATTGATCAAGGTGGAATTCAACAGGCAAAGAACATATCTGATCGAGTATCTGTTGTCTGTGAGTTCCACATTATGAAGATTATTTAACGTCAGATGCTGATCTGTATCTAGAGATGCTACTATCGAGTCTCCGGTTTGACGTATCAGTATCTTTTCAGGAGCATCAAAGGGTGCAGAAGGTCTTGGTTCCGCTAACCAATCTCCATAACTTATCCATCGTTCGGCAGGATTGGCACCGTATCTGTGAATATCGGTTCCGACCAAATATCTACGATATGCTCTGTCCTTCTTGAAGTTAGCATCAAAGGTTCTGTTTTTTACTGTGTCTTTCGTTTGTTTCGGCTTTCCTTTTCCGGTTTGATAAGGCTTTATCCCTACCGTTATTTCTGCAATAGACCCAAAACTGTGATTGGCTTCGCTCAACAATTCTGAGAATATTGCTTCACGTTCACCAGCAACAAACACGTTTAGATCATATCCCGGCATGGAATTGAACAGGTCCTGGTATGCTCGATCATATTGTATTGAGCCATGCTTCATTTCTTCTTCAGACCAAACGAAAGCCATATTGATGCTGTGATTCTGGTTAGCCGATTCATTTGACAACACATACACTGCCGACTCTACGGTTGCGTCATCAAATACAGGATACTTAAAATGTAACAGGAACCGAATCGCTGAATTGTCAAGTAGATATTTTCGGAGTTTGGCGTAGTAATGTTGCACCGCGAAAGTAGAAGGAACAATTTTGCTAGACAGTCCGTTTGAGGTGAGCAATCGTAAGCCGTTTTCCATAAAGAACACAAATAGGTCATACTGATATTCCTGAGATGAGAAATTCTCATCAAAATATGTACGCATCTCATTACCAGTGATTGCAGCATACGGCGGATTTCCTATCACCGCATCAAAGCCACCATCCTCTTTCAATTGCACATCCTGGCCGCCGGGAGTACGCGGCGCGAAGAACACTTCGGGGAATTCCAGTTCCCAGTGGAAGAAGCGCTTCTCTTCGGCGGCTTTGAGAGCAGTCTTCGCCACTGCCGCGGCATTGATGTAGTCGTCGGCGGGCAGCCGGTTATTCGGATTGTGTGGGTCGTTCAACCACGCCTGGGTGTCATCGCGCTTAAGGAACTCAAGGGCGTAGTCAAAAGCGCTATCTCCACGCTTGCTCTTGCTTGGGGTATTGCCGAACCAGCGCGAAGTGTAGACATCCAGCACGCGTTTGAAGGGCGCGAGGTGATCGCGCGCGTCGCGATACGCCTGGGCGCTTCGGCGCGTCTGCTCAACGGTGTTGTCGCTCAGATAGCTGACCTGACGCATGAGATCGGTCGCCAACATCACCCCGGCGAATTTGCTGCCGCTGAACATGGACAACTGCCCCGCTCCTTCGAGCGCCTGCTGCACCTCGGCCACCCGCGCCCCAATCAGGCTGTTTCCGTGCTTCAGGTGGTGGTCGAGGAAGCTCAGCGGCGCGCCCAGCGTGAAGGCGTCCAGCCACAGCGAAACTTTCGCCAGTTCCACCGCCATCAGGTTCAAATCTACGCCATAGACGCAGCGTTTGAGCACTGCGCGCTTCAACAGCGCAACGCGCGTCAGCCGGTCAGGGTCGATAGTGACATGCTGGCGCTCCATGTCGTCGAGAATGTCCTGCCGCGTCTGATCGAGAAAGGCCCACACTGGGTTCTCGGTCCACCCATTGAGGAAGTCAATCAGCCGGTTGCTGGTGGTGTCGACCACTTCGACCAGGAAATGCCCACTTCCCATCGCCGGGTCGAGCACACGCACATT